GGAGCCGTTGGCAGGGGTGGCAGTCTCGGTACCGGAGAACTGCAGCTGCTCGATCAGGTACTCGTGGGGCAGCTGGGCGAAGCGGGTGCGCTCCTGGGTGTCCAGGAAGATGTAGTCAACCCACACGGACATCTGGGGGGCGGTGGGGCCGCTGGCGAGGGAGGTGACGCCGTCGTTGCTCACGTTCAGGCCGTTGACCTGGGACGCGAGGGTGAAGTAGAGCTTGACCTCGTGGTACTGGAGGGCGATCAGGGGGAGGGCCAGGCCGGGGGTCTGGTTGAAGAAGAAGATCAGGGGCACGTAGAAACGCTTGACGGCATTAAGAGGCTCGCCGTTCACGAAGTCGGTCATACGACGGTAGTTATCGCGGTCGTCGTTCATGCGGAACAGGGAGTCGTAAGTGCGGAACCAGTCGTTGTAGTGCTTGTCGATGCGCTGGCCACCGATTTCCAGCTCAACATCAGCCAGCAGCTGCTCGGCGGGGTAGAAAGTCTCGTCGTTACCGTTGGCGGCGTTCTTGGTCAGCACGAACTCAACCACGATGTCGGTGATCAGGTCACCGTTACGGGAGATCTGGGTGGACACCTTGTTACCGTATCCAACACTGCCGTTGATCGTCTGCTGGATAGACTCAATAGCAAAGTTGGTGTAACGACGGTACACGGTCTTGAAGAAGGTAATCTGGGGGTTACCGGTCAGATACACGTCCTGTGCTCCGTACGCAACGAGTTGACTTAAGCCGCCTGCCATATTATTATGATACTATTACAAAAGATTTTTTTTTTGAAAATAAACGCGACACCGTTGACGGTAACGTAGTTTTCTTACACAAATGTAACCACATTTATCAGTTATTGTAACATTTCCTAGAAAGTCCCAGACGTTGTCATATCGTCACCTAGGATTATAAGTACCCGTATTCCATTTGTTATATCCAAAGCAAAGAATAGGAATGAGTTTTTCTCAAACGTTGAGCGATGTTGTCAATGGGGCAAAAAAGCTTGAGGATTTCACGAACATCATCGTTTCCAGCGCGGTAGAAGATGTTCTGCTTAGGGTTTCTAGAGATTACGGTCTAGACTTCACAAAGCTCGTGAATGATTACAAAGACGACGTGCTTGATAAACATATTTTCGGGGCCGGAGGAACGAAATGCAAGGGATTCACGGCAACGAACAAACCTTGCGGGAGAAAAGCAGTTTGCAGGGGGTATTGTAGAGGGCATGTGGAGCAAGGAGTTGCTAAGCAAGCCCTTGACAACAAGGGGGTGCATTATTCTACGACGACGATCAAAAAAGGAGCTGATGAAGCCATTTTGAATTCCCTTGAAAAACTCGGTGCTAATGTTTCTGTAGAAAATCATATGGTATCAAAAAGTGATACTTTTAACATCTGCTAGGGTATATATCGTCATTATAATGTATATAATAAATGTCTCTTTATTATAAAATAAAAATGATTAAAAAATATGGGATACGAGATGGTATTATCTATATACAAATAGCGCCAAATGGTAAAAAATATGTCGGCCAAACTATCAATCAAAAAAGGAGATTTAAGAAATATAAATCATACGAAGGGAATAATCAGCATCACACCAGAGCTCTTCGTAAGTATGGGTATGATACATTTGTCATACAGACTTTTAAAGTTCCCGAGTTTTTGCTAGATACTGTAGAGAAATCGTTGATAAAATATTATCAAACGACGGATCCTGCGAACGGTTATAATAAAAAGGAAGGTGGGTCTAACGGAAGGCCTACTATAGAAACTCTAGAAAAGATGAGAGTTTCTCAGTTAGGTAGAACTCATACAGAAGAAGCTAAACAAAAAAACAGGGATGCTCACCTAGGCAAAACTCATACGGAAGAAGCTAAGCAAAAAATAAAAATCGGGCATATTGGCAAAACTCATAGCAAGGAAACTAAGAAAAAAATTGGCGAGGTTCAGTTAGGTAAACCAAGTAAATTCTTGGGAGGAACCCATACTGAGGAGGCTAGGACCAAGATTAAAAATGCTATGTTGGGAAGAACTTATACGGAAGAAACAAAGAAAAAATTGAGAGCTGCTCATCTTGGTAAAATTATTACCGAAGATACTAAGGAAAAGATGAGAGCTGCTAAGCTATTGACGCATAGGAACGTATATGTTTTTGGTATTATTTACGAAACATCAACAATAGCATCAAATGCTCTTAGGTTTTTATATGGTCTTAAAAGTAATTTTGTTAGAAATTGGGTTGTTAGGAAAAACCACCCTGACGTATTTTACGTATCTTAATGTCCTAGGATCTGGAGGAACGAAATGCAAGGGATTTACTGCAACGAACAAACCTTGCGGGAGAAAAGCAGTTTGCAGGGGGTATTGCAGAGGGCATGTGGAGCAAGGAGTTGCTAAGCAAGCCCTTGACAACAAGGGGGTGCATTATTCTACGACGACGATCAAAAAAGGAGCTGATGAAGCCATTTTGAACGTTTTGAGTAACAAATTAGGTGCTAATGTTTCTGTAGAAAATCATATGGTATCAAAAAGCGATACGTTTACTGTGGTTTAACGACGCATAGGGCTCTTCGCCCGGCGCATAGGGCTGCGAGCACGGCTGCTAGTTCCGGTGGCAGGTGCAAGTTTGACACCCTTGGCTCCCCGGACAAATAGACCGCCCTTGGGTCCACGAAAGATCATACGACCTTTGGCATCCTTCTTTCCGGTAGGCATCACTTTGGGCATCATCTTGGGAGCCATTATGTTTGTATAATCATACTCAATATTTTTTTCCTATAACCCAGAATTTATTCGTCGGTTTGCTTCTTGGTTTCTACCTTCACGAACTTGGCCACGGACTTCTTGCTGATAAGAACGGGCTTGCCGGCGATCATCACCTGCTTGGGGGGAGAGATAGTCTCAACCTTTCCCTTGTAAATCCGGCGCTTGTCGTGCTCACCGGTTTCACGCAGGATGATATCAACATGCCCCTTGGTCGAAGCTTTCTTGGCGGCAATACCGGGGGTGGCTCCGGTGAAGGTTCCGAGTGCCTTCCCGGCCTCGTTTTCCAGGATGTAAGTCTTCTTGACAGGGGCCATTGAGGATATACATACACTTAACATAATTTTTCGGCAAAACGAACGTATTACCTTAGAAGTTTTTCCAAGTCGTCGGACCCGCCAATGAGCTTGGTGCCTTTATACACCCGAGGGAAGGTCGTGACGCTCGGAACCCGGAGCTTCTTTTGCTTTATTTTCATTTTCAAGTCATCCTGGTCCTTACACACGACCTTTGTAAAAGCTACCTTATTCTTCCTTAGATCCGCAAGACATTTTTTACAGTACGGACATCCTGTTTTAACGAACACTAAAAATTTGTCCTTGATATTTGTTATCATTACTCTAATTAATTATTTTAATTATGTCATATCGTCGTTCTAAAGTATAAATATATGGATTGTCAGCACAAAGCTATATATGCCTTATAAAAACCCCGAAGATAAGAAAGCAAATTCGGATAAGATTAGAAAGTGGTATTCTTAGTTTTTTTGATTGTGAAATAAGTCTTCGCAATAAAGGTTGGCAATAAACCGAATAATTTATTTTACGAGGTACTCTAGAGTGTCCCCATCCACGTGCTTAATGGTTCTTAGTAGTTTCCATCCAGGGTTCACGATCTGATCAGGTAGTACTCTAAGTTTTCCTACGAGTCCTATGGGAGACCACTCGGGGCGATTTTCCCTAGATATATATTCGTCCGTAGGGTCATAATTAGGATTCGCGACATATTCGCTGCTCGTAACCTTTTCGTAACCAGTTGGAGGGGTATCCGCGAGACCACATCGCACTCTTTCGTTTTCGTTTGAAACGTTGGCGATGTAATACAATGTATTGGAAAGTTTAGTTCCAAATTTATCTCTTAAGTAGCGCCCACCCCATTCGTTCCACCTAGTATCTCCTAACACGCTCGGGTTCGCAGATACCACACCTATTACATCCACGGGGTTGTCGTTCTGACTCGCTATGTGAATCATGCCGCCATTTCCAACAACAACAGCCGTCCCTCTGCGGTCCTCGTCCAGTTTATTACCATCTTCCCACTCGAACATCTCCGCATAATCTGCGCCGGTTGTATTGTACGCACCTGTTCCGAACACTGTTCCTAGACCATTGACTCTGAACACGTTTCCAGAGGCATTCTTGGCGCAAATCATATTGTATTGTGCTCCTCCTGCCACCAACGTCGTCGCGATTCTAAGCATATCGTTGGTCATCGCCCCCGCGGTGTTCGTGAGAACTAACAGATTCGCGTTTGTAAACACGTTTGCAATAATGGACCCCTGGCCTGTTATATCTAGATTTCTACCCACCGAATTATCACAGCGCAAGTAAGAATAGCTTGAAAGGGCTCCTCGCGATGTCGTTAGCTGGATGAGAGAATTTGTGAAGTTTACGGTCGGTGATGATATTGTGAGCACATTGGCGTTAGACACGCATGTTACGGATACGATATTTCCACAAGTGATATTTCCAGTGGTTTCCACATCTCCTGTACCATTTACCGTGAATGGAGTTGTTACTCCGGCGGAGGTTGTACATCTTATGAAGTTGAACGTGGAAGCAGCAGCAGCGGTGGTTTGTAGATTTAAGACATCCGAAGTGTACGTTCCACTCGTTGCGCGAACGTCTATACAATCGTTGTTCGTCGTCGTATTTGATGTTATTAGTCCACGTCCATCA